GCGACATGCCACATCTCAGCCGAGGGGGCTGGGATCTGCACCATTGGAATTGCACCAATGGTCAGGTTACGCAGATCAACACACGTGTAATGTGTGCAAACGGTCTACCGTTTTCTGTGTGGTTCTTCTGGCATTATACGGTTGCCGAACGTTTTGTCACCGTTGTTCAGCTAATGAGCTGACCGACGATGAATGGGGGTTGTGTCGTCACAACAGTCTGATATGGACTGAATAGCTTGGCCATCCTTGAGGATGCGGCGGGGCCATCGAGCTTTGCTCGGACTTGCTGTGGGGTTAGTCGATTAATATCACCGATGGTGGATGAGTCGATGATCTTCAATATGTGAGGCAAGGGTCCGGGGAACCCAACGGGAATGTGGTTGGACCCGGCGACATACTGGTATTTGGTGGCAGTGTCTGTCACGAGGCGGTCGTTGAAGACGCACCCCGTGTAGCACTCGTCAGCCCTGGCGATGCCCGTCGCCAATGCATACAGTGTTGCGTTCAGACTGTCACCCTGGAAATCAAGTGCTCGAGTGTTATCACCGCTTGTTTGCAGTGTGTATATGTGCGACCCGAGAATTCGCGCGAACCACTCTCGATGGATGGAACTCCAATCAATAGTGAGGCGGTGATCTACGAGTGCTCTACCGACTCGTGTGTACTTGGTAGTGATGTCGGGTTGCTGATCTAGTGTGATCCAGGCGCGATAGCCGACTGCTGCGTCTCCAGTCTGGTGGAACACGATCACACCATTGGCGTATGCGCACCCAGTGGCGGTGGCGACTGGCCTCCATGTGATCGTCCCGGAGCTTACATGGAACGAAATCAGCACGTCGACGAAAGGATCATTGTCAATGTGGGCCACAAGGCTGAGAGTATCACCAGACGAGAACGAGAGCGTTATCCCGTCAAACGAGGCCTTGGCAGGTGACGAGGGGTAGGAACCGGAGGCTATTATGCCGGTTGCTTCCAGGTTTGCACTCGTACCGCCTGCTTTCGGTTTTGGCCCTTTCCTCTTAGAAGCCGCTGCAGGACCTTCGATAGCGAGGGGTTTTGGCTCGCGTCGCTTGCGCATCTCGTCTATCTGTCGGACGCTTGCCGCGCTTGGTTCCGCCTGCGGCCGGCGGTTGATTCGTGACAAGGCGGCCTGCAACGCTTGATCAGTCGCTGCGGTGACTGCGGTCTTGAATGCATCCCCCACAACAGCTGTTTGCTCATTGTTGACCTCACGTCCAGCGATTTTATCTCCCAATATGCCAGCCATTGAGGGCAAAGCCGCACCTAAGAACGACTTGGCAATGGGTCCGACGACGGACATAATGGGCCCAAGCAAGCCGGATAGCAAAGGGAATCCAAAGGCCCCAGGTATTGGGTGTTCACGAGGCGTCTGCATCATTAGCCGCACCAAATCAGCGGGCGGGTGTGAAAACACCACCTGTGAATCAATCACAGGAGTCTCAGATGTGGTGTAGGTGCCCACCTCATTAGTCTCAAAGGCAATCTGGAGATCGCGGTATGCAGCATCACAACCAGCCGAGATCGGCGCCATTGTAGCAATGTTGGTATACTCATTGCGCATCGGGACAAGACCCCACGACAAACACCGAAGTGCGACCGTGTAGCCTGGTGTGAGTTGAATCCCGGTTGCGTGCCTCGTTTGCGCTTTTGGGGATCCGATCTTGATGTTGAAGCTGGAGCAGCCAGGAAATGTTAAATCTCCCGGCGATGGCACAGTGCCGGCGGCAACCCAGCCGAAGCCGGTTGTCGCCCCAGCCTTAATGTCAGAGGCCCAATTGTCAGCCACAAGCTCGAAGCCGAGAAACACTCCGTTGACGGTCATGTCAAACGAGAAGGTGTGGGAAATCCGGCCCTTATAATCTCCTCTGAACCCATTATCGGCTTCAGTGGGCTGGAAATACCAATGCCGGGTCGTGACCACGGTTGAAAGTGACCCGTCTGAATTCATCACCAGCGTCCGCACATAGGCCGTAAACTCCTTGCCTTGGGTGCGATCAGTCCTGAATGGGAACACGGTGCAAGAACCTTTGATCCTGGTCGGGAATTCTGACCGACTCATGAAGACGTCCTGTCGGTCCGAGCAAGCGGCAATGAAGTCGGCAGCGTTTGCATAACCGATCAACAGCAACTGTTGCGATATACGTGTCGGCGTGACAGCGACAGGAAGGCCCACATCAAGCCCAGCCACTACCACGCGCCATGTCGCCGTGTCGCGAGGGACCATGTAGGTGCCTGCAGCGGGCCACGACCCATCCTTCCACGCCCCAGGAGCAGTGGAATTGGGACTTTCGAACGAGAAGCGGGTGTATTCACACTGGCGATCGACAAATCCATTAGGCCCCATAGTCCCGAGTGAGTTGACTCCAAGCATCGCATCTGTCGAAATGTCTGAGTTCTGCTTACCGTCAAAAGTACCGCTCGTGATGCTTTGGCTCAACGGCTGGAAGGTGCTAGTGGCGCTCGCGACAACTGTGACTACGTTGTATGGGGTCGGTGCACTGGTGATTAAATCAGTGGCTCCAAAACCCACACGGGATTTGTCAGCTGAGAAGGCGATCGGAACGTAGACGCCTGCGGTGCTCGCGCTTAAGCCAAGTGGGACGACAACGTTCGCCACTGTACTTCCATTATCATACGCACACTGTCCATTCATAGTAATGATGTTGGTGATTGCATGGGTAGAAGGTAGGGTGAATGTGTTGTCCATCACGGTGACGCAAGAGACAGCACCGCTGGCACAGACAAGGCCGCGTGCTTGATTTGGGAGAGGTTTCGTCCCATTGACAGTGATAGTAGCAAGTGAAGTCCGTAATGCGACGATGTCATCCGCACGATGCGGGTTGCGTCGTTTTCCTTGGATTGTTATTTCTTCTGTCATGAGGTTGTTCTATAATCGTTTAAGGTTTTACCTTAAGTTCTGTGTCAATACACTGGTGCTTCTTCTGCATCATACGGTGCTCCTCGCGCAGGTCGTAAAGACCGCTGGGGTGCAACCGAGGCAGTTCTACGTGTTCAACACTGACATTGTCGTGGACCGGGACGAACACGAGGTCGTTCACGCGTACACTAGGCGGCTGCATGTAGCAGATGTCGACGGCGACTAAATTGGTCGGAGCAGGCATTGTGTCGATCAGTGGCGGCTCCATGGCGTTGTCGCGCCGGTGGACAGCGAACCGGTCCAGATAGTCAACCCGCGATCTCGCGATGGTCTTGAAGTGGTCAATAAGGTCGTTCTCGTTCCTCACTCCAGCACCAAGAACTCTTATGTTCCATGCTTTGTTGTGTTGTGAGGTTGTATATCTCTTATTTTCCCTTACCAAACGCAAAATCTCCGGCATCTTCCTTTGGCTGAATGACTCAGACAGTCGTGTAACATCAAAGCAGCCAACATCGGGGAACATTAAGTAAACATGCTCCATCCCACCGACACCTGAATACATCAGTTCAAACACCAGCCTACAGTTGGCGTAATGCTGGATCAGGGCTTCACGGTTCGACAGGTGCTTGAAGTCGATAGATAGCCGGCTGATCATGTCAGTGCCCTTCATGAGCTTCAACTTTCCCTCACCGTCATACAACATCTGAGACCTACAGAATTGATATTCTGCGAGGCGTTGGTCATAGGACGGGTCCTCCAGCTCTTGCTCGACACGGATAGAGAAGCATAGGGCTTGGCTCAGCCGATCGCACGCTGCAGATATGATGCGCGGATGGACATTCGATCCAAGGCCTGTATCGTCGCCAGCGGAATTGACCATATAGTCAGCATATTGTGGGTCATAATGGTGGTTCCCACTGAAAACACTCACGACGGCCGCATCAATGTTCATTCCGTTGTCAATCTGAGTTTGGATGGCGGCGGCGTGCCGGTACACTACAGTGATGAACGATACGAACATGATGGCGTTATGAACGGCTGTACTTGCACAACCGCTCTGCATCGCAGCGCCAGTGCAAGCAATCAATCCATTGTGATGCTTGTTAAGTAGGTTCACTTGTGTGCCCAGCGCCTTGAGCAGGATGGCTTTGTCTTCCTCAGAATATTCCGATGCATTGATGATCCGCTCGCACTCGATCGTTATCTGTTCACGGAAAGCCGGAAAGTTGCATTCCCATGCCGTCCCATCAAAATTCACGACGTATCGATAGAAACACAGCAAAATTACATTAGCTGCCTTTTGATATCCATCAAGCCCGTGTGTGAAGACGCGACTGCCGTTGTAGTTGACCGTCCTCTGCATCACATCGTACAACGCACGATTGACAAATTGGTTGAGCAAGATGGGAATGCGGTTCTCCACGATCTTCGTCGACTTTGGCACCGGGATTTGGTAGACGGCGACATTGATCCCTCGATCCTTGTTTGCCGGTCGATTGCCAAATTCATCATCAGGCTCCAATTTTCCTGGCTCGTTCTTGACGTTGATCGCATAGTGGGCTCGGATGCGATCAGTGTCAACACAATCAAAGTAGGCGTTCATCCCAACCAAATAGTGGTGTCGCTTTCTTTTGGTGTACTCGCGCCAGACGTCGTACAAGTTGGGGGTCACGTTGGATTGCACAGCCGCGACCGCATGACCGACATACTGGCTCATCACACCGTAGACTGACCTAAACGCCATGAGTGCAGGGGCACGACCTGTCATGACGCCGTTTCGATACAGCAGCGTCCCAACCATGTTCTGAATAGTCCCACCTTTCGGGGCGAACGGTGCGTGGATGGGGCTACCCATGACTGCATGATGCGCCGACCCGACTCCGTGGTGCACCATGTAATTCCGGCTTGCAGTGTGAATGAAATAATCGTGCTGGGGTGCCATTTCGATGTACTTCTGACAGTCAACCCCAGTTACCGGATTGGTGTCGACTGCGCCAACGTACCTGCGCATCATCGACGGAGCATACTTCCCGGCAGTAGTCCCGTGCATTACAAGTCACTTCTGACTCGAGCAGCGGCGGGACCAATAGGCGAGTAAGGCATTCTGGATCTTCAAGAATGGCGCGGTCGTATCAGTGGTGAGCTTGTAAACCCCGAACTTTGACGACAGCGAACCCAAGAAACTTGCGGTGGTGAATTGGGTGCCAGCGACCAGCATATCAGCACATAGCAATGATGCAAGACTCCGCAAGACGTCTGCTGTCGCTGGCGCAGACACGTCGATCTGTGCTGGTGCGGTCACCACATTGACATGAGGTCCGTCCCTGAGTGCATCCGTGTGGGCGTTGTTTGCTGTGACCACCATCTTCCTGTAATTCACATGCTGTGCTATATCAGTCGCGACGGACACGGGCATCCCTCTTACGACGATCTCGGTTGACACTGCTACCACGCGATCCAGATCGACTTCTGCAGCGTTATCTTTCCCCGTCGGCACAAGGTTGCTCGCGGCCGTGCGTATGAGTGTAACCCAGACCTGCTCGCGAAGCGGTAGTGTGTTCGAATCAACGAGAAACAGAGCAGCGAGGTCGCCCACCGCCATATCCTCGGCGGCAACGCGCGGGTTATAATAGAACCGATAGACCACTGACCAAAACGTCTTAATATTGTCCCTAGTCCAGATCATTTTCGCTAAAACCACACAAGCCACCACCACCACTGCCGACACGACATAACCGTAGGCGACAAGGCCAGCCGCGCCTGCAGACATAGTGCTAGCGCAAGCGGACACGGCGGCTGTTGTGGGCTCAATGGGCGATTTCAGATACCAGTCGATCCCAAAGACTGCTGCAACGAAACCCGCGACCACACCGATTATGTACGGCAGGTATAGGAAGATATTCAATTGCGCCACGTTCAGAGGCCGGATCGATCTCCTAGCGAACATGTTGTCGAGCGATGCCTGCTCTGAGTAGACCAGGTTATGGGTCGCGTGGGCCGCCAGTGCGAGAAGAGGGTTATACTGCGAGAGGATAAGAAGACCACAGTGTTTCATTGCATGAACCATGATATCAGCATTACGATACTTGCCTGTCTTCATCATTACGGTCATCTCCGTCACTGCGATCAGCGCCCTACTCACCGGGTGGTGGTAGGCGAGGGACTCCTCCGCGACTACGTTCAGTAGCGCGGCGTTGCCGAAAGCATACGTAACCAACGCCGCGCAGGGTCCGATCAAGGCCGTCGGGCCTATGAGCGCACACCCAACGGCTGCTGCAATACAAGCGGGAGCCCATGCAAAATCCAGTGTGGTCCTGATGACCGGGTTAGCACCCGGGTCCTCTTCCGGACGCCTGACACGCCATGCTCCGGCGGTCATGATCGCTGCCGACGCAACAGCTGGGGCATACAACGGTGGAGCCACGACAGACAATGTGAGCAAGACCGCTGGGGCGGCAGCGACCATATTCCTCTTTGCCAGCGCTATGGTGAGAGTGCGGCTTGATTCGATCATGTCGTCACGGGCCGCCCGCTCACGCTCGACAGCATCTTCGAAATCCGCGTTGTCCGTTCTACCATTAAAATTTAGCACGTTAACACAGATGTTGCGGTGTGCTTGGTCCGTCTCCTGATAGTCCTCCAATGCGTTTTGCGTGTTTATAGCTACCGATATTAGAGTAGATGTGATCGTTGGGACAAACGCACTCGCAATCGACATGGCGGCAGCGGCTCCAATCTTTGTGACCCGGATGGCACCCGCTAGCTGCGTGGTGCCGACAGGCCGCGCGCGCCCGGCCTTGATCATAAAATCAGCCATGGCAGTGTGGTCTCCTTTCGCTGCGGCCTCGGCTGCCATACGCAGCGGCCCTAAAATGTGCACGTTGGCGGGAGCATGCAGCTGACCCTCGATACGCTTGTCATAAACACGCTCACCAATGTATGTGGGGATGTTCATTAAACGATAGAAGACTCGAAGCTGCACTCTGCTTATCTTGGCCGCTCTCTGATCCGATCCAGCCTGCAAGAATGCGCTCAACACCAAGTCACCCAATGACGTCCTAGTCATTCGCGTGTATGGATCATCGTCGCTCAGCTTGACCATGGTGCAGTGAAAGCAGGCGTACAGCACTTGCGCTTTCATGTCGCCGTACCAGATAAGCGAGTTGAGAACATTTGCTAGCAGATACATGTCGGAATTCACAATCTTGTCGATCAACAATCCGGAGCTCATGTTCTCCCGGCAGAATTCAGCGACACTGTTCTTAAACTCCAACAATTCATCCTCAACGTTCGTGCGCCATTCGGCCTGAACAAGACGCTGCGCGCGAGCCATTGTGAGGACTGCAGTTCCAACGACTACATTGGGTATGCTGTCTTGCTTCGTCCGGTCCCGTTCGTCAAAGTCGATAAGCCTTAGTGCATGCATATACTCGTAGGTGTACCGCTTTATTGCCGATTTTGCATTGGTGAAACCGGCGATGTCCGATAAGTCAGGGTTGTAGCCGATTGTCGACGCGTATACTATGTCCGCCAGGTGCATGTGACTGCCGGGATGGGGATCGCCGTTGTCGTCCAGTCCAAAATCACGATCCAGCGCTCGCATCGCAACTCTAACTCTGGGGTGTGTGTGCAGGTACATGTCGTCTATTACGAGCTCAACGACCGCACCATCCAGTTCATGTATCCGTGTCCGTTTGACGCTCACTATGGTGGTTCCATACACCGTGGTCATCTCAGTGAATATGAACAATCGCCCCGTCCCCTTCTGCCTATATGTCACCGTCAGTGCAGCGTCGACAGACGTCTTGCCGGTGTTGTACTGCTCCTGTCGTATGACCTCTGCGCATCGTTGTGGCGGGGTATGGACTAGTGCATCGATCTGCTCATTGAGCGCGGCAATGTCCTCGGTGGCTGTGTAAAGTACTTTTGCAGCTCGTTGAATCAAGTTTCCTTCTGAACTGTCTACGTAAGCCCTAGAGCGCGCATTAAGCCTCTCTCGCTCGGCGTCCCAGAAGTCTTGAGCGTCATAATACTTCTGCACATGCCCATCAAACTGCATGAACAGGAAAATATCCTCCTCGAAATGCACCCGTCCCCCTTCACTGTCAACGAGGTGGTCGTGGATCACGGAGTCTACATCAGGTCGGACGACACCCTCCTTAGCCGGTATGTCCTTGACCATTCGCCATTTAGTCTTCTCGACCCCTTCTCGCAACTCATACCGCATTGACGTGCACACGACGGGACGTCTGTCACCAACATACACTATCTCACGAGTGCGCACTCCATTCTCATGGCAGACGCTCTCGGAGACCGGCCTGGGTTTCGGATTACCCGTCGGACAAGCCCTGAGCGGCTTGACCGCACCACCGTGATTTATCGATCTGACACTCGTTGAGAGTTTAGTGGTGAACATTGCAGACAACCCGTTTAAGATAGTGGCCGTCTTGGGTCCATCGGCCCGCTTGGCCTGGAGCGCGGTGTTGACAAGCCTGAGGTAGCGTAGCCCATCATGGTTGTTCCCCACAGTCTTGAGAATGTTGGTGATACGCCGGTTCGCACGTTGTACATCTTCGATCTTCTCACCACTAGAGTTCACCGCGTTCCGCGCCGCTTTGAGGGCGATCGCGAGCTGCTGTGCTTCCGTGACGGGTTGCAAGGGTTCCTGTCGTCCTTTCTTTGCCTTCTTCTTGCTCTTGACAATCTCCATCAACGTATCCTGCGGCTCCTCCTCGTGATCTGGCGCCCTTGCCCGCTCGATCAGAACAGCCTTCCTCGGCCGCGCCCATTCTCTGATCTTATTGGACATGACGTGTCGGAGCACTTCAATATCGGCCGCTTTCACGTCTTTCTTCGGATCGTGCTTCCATCCAGTAGGACTATCAGCACGCAAGTATTCGACTAGGTCGTTGATGACTGGATCCATAGGCGGAAGCTCACGCCCGGCCTCCTTGAGCCGGACGCGTTCTTGAAGATGGTCATAAATGCGTCTTGCCTGTTTCTGGAACTCGGGTAAGCGGGACTGCCCCCCCAATTTCATCACCCGGTTGAACTCCTGCTGTGCGCCTGTGGTGAAGAAGGACGGCACGAAGCCGGTGATGTCCGCGAAGTCAGTATAGTCCTGCGAGTCGCGCACTGTACCGGGCCGGTGGCGATATTGGCGCAATTGTGGTCCGTCCCCGTGCCTGTCTCGCTCCGCTCGCAGGTCATATCCCATCCTGGCCATCACAGCGGAGTAGTGCCTAGACAGGGTCATGAACCGACCGACTGGATCCCCAGCCACAAGCGTCGGATAGACGTCGCCGATCAACGACTCGGCGGTCGCTGGTGAGAACACAGAAAGGTAATGGAGATCGAGCAGCATACTGCCATTCCCGCGGAACACGGCAGTAACCTGGTCAGGGGTTATGAACATGCACCGCCTTGCGACATCGGTCTCATAGTTGTCTTGCGTGTTCACAACTCTCAGGAGCGTCATATCAGCGTCACTATCGGGTCCGGATATCTGCTCATACTGCATCACATCCTGGGAACCCGTGAACTGACCGAAGAACAATGGCAAATCTGCGTTCTCAGTACCACGATGAGCTTGGGTCTTGAGAGCCTTCATATCCGGCGCTGAATGCAGCTCATAACCGCGGTCACGTATGGTGCCAGTGACAACTACATTGCGAGACGCTTCATTATAGAGCGAATTGCCTAGAAGATGGATGATAGCAGGAACAATCGAGGTGCCCGACGCTCGTCCATTCGTCAGATCGAGCTGCCGGGAGCTGACTCCGATGGTAATATTGTCAGCGGCGAAAGTACGGAAGACCCGCCTGATCCGTGGATCATTGCGCATCAATCCTCCAGTGATGCCCGCGAGGCGCGCTGACAATCTGACAGTTCCACCGCTCGTTTCGTACGGGACATCATCATTGCGCGCCTCACAGAGGTGCAGAAATGAGGTATAACCAACATAACCGCGATTGTGGCTTGCGAGGGAGAGAGTGTGCACTAATGGGCCGGTGGTCGGCTCGCCCTGCTGTCCACCGCGCAGCTGTTCACTCGGCTGCGTTCCCGCTTGCTCGTCCGCGTCTTCAGCGAACGAGGTCCACAACTCATTCAGCTCATAGACAGTGGTCCCCTCCATCAAATACGAACTGATGCACTGCTCACTAATCTTCACTTTCGTCTCCGGGCAAAACAGGTCTTTGGCGGTGTTGTCGCTAGGGCGTCGCACTGCCACGAGTTCATGAAGCCAGCGTGTGTCATCGTTGAACGATCCACCCTTTGACAGGTGTTCAATTGCGCGCACATAGCGTTGGATACCGGTAAGATCATCAGCGACAACTCTGAACGCTAGGAGAGCTCTACAGTAGGAACCGAGACTCACTCCGTACTTGGAGTGCCCGAGTCGGTATTTGGTGTAACGATACCCGAGCGCCACAATGACGCTCATCGGGACCTTGTCGCAGATGTGCCCCATGAGCGTGATCATCTCGCTAGTGGACAGCTTATTGACGAACCGTTCAGCCGCCTCCTTGCCACTGCCTACGGCACATGCTTGCCCGTGCAGGCTGAGTGACGTCTTCTCGATTCCGACGATGCGCTCGGCGCGTTCTTTGCCAGTCACAGTGGTCTCATTCTGGACCGTTGGCTGAGCGGGTTTCGCTTTGTTATGGCGCACGTCTTTGACACTTCGGATGATGGTGTGACCAGGCTGGAAGTCGCCGTCACTGTTATCACCCGTCTCCGGCAGTTGCTTGTTTACCACCTCCTTCGCTTTAGGGCGTTGTTCAGCCACCGCCTTCTCCTGAGGCTGGGCGTCGGGCTTGGTGTCTGCGCGTGACTCCAGGCTCTGCTCAATCTCGACCGCCATTTCATCCAACATGTCCGGGACCTCATCCTCGAGTACCTGGAACCGGTTGTCGTGCTCATGATCGGACAGGGTCGGGCCGGCTGTAGCCTCCTGTTTCGCCCACTGACCCACTGCGTCATATTTTATGCTGATCGTACGGGTTTGGTTCTTGAAGTCGTGGAAGTGCGTTACGCACCCAGCAACTTCATGTTCCTTGCCCTTGTCAACATGGAATCGGAGGTTGAGCGTGAACTCACCATCTTTGGAGACAGTGGTAATGCCTACGTTCTCTCGCTCGGCCGGTAGACGCCCGAGATTGAGGGCTATTTCCCGTGCGGCGGCAAGAGCCACTCGCCGAAGCGCCCTACGCACACGGCGGTTAGTCCCCATCGGGGGTGTCTGCCCAATCTCCTGGAGGGCCCAGATCGCGTACTTGGGCACGCGTCCGACTGGAGTGGCGCTGGACGTCACGACCGCCAATAAGGCGATCATGAGGGTCGTGAAATGGACCCGTTGAGTTCTCAAGTATAATTTGCCTGTCATACTGGGTGGTAGTTCGTGCCATCGCAAACATACGACGGGATTTCTGACTTTATATTAATG